GGTGCTGGTGGTGTTCTAGCATCTGCTCCTGCAGGAACTAATCCTACTGTTGACTTCTCCAATTCTTCTTGGAAAGAACAAGGCGTTATTGGTGCTGAGACACTTAGAACTGAGACTGAAAACATTGGTGATTACAAGTTAGGTGTTAATACTGTTGCTCGCACAGCACATAGTTCTTCACAAAATGCATTTGTTGATACTTACTCTGAACCAAGAGCAAACCTAGATGTTGTTGGTAATGCATTTATTAGTGGTAAGAAAATTAATTCTTACTTAACTGAGACATCTATTGTCAAGACAGAAACTGATCAAGATAATGCATTCTTAGTTGGTGGTGATAGTTCAAATCCAAGCGATATTTCAACTTTAAGAGTCATGACCACTAATGGTGGTAGACTCGGTGTTAATACTGCTGTTAATGATACTGTTAACCCATTCAAGAATCTAGATAGAAATCTAGTTGTTGTTGGTACTGGTAGATTTACGGGAGATGTAGAATTTACAAGTGATATTGAAGTTAATGGTGGAGATATTACTACTACCAACAATGCATTTAACTTCATTAATTCTAATGCTCAAATCTTGAATTTTGCTGGAGATGGTCAAATCTTCAACATGATGAACAATAGCACTGTTGATCAAACAGTTTCGTTTGGTAATTCTACTAATAAACAGACTATTCTTATTGGGGAATCTGCTGGAGTAAGCACCCTTAAAATTCATAGAAATTCTGATGATGCGACGGTTGATATTGCTACCGTAAGTGAAACTAATTCATCTAAGTGTAAGATTACAATTGGTGGTGCGTGGTCTACGAAATCGGATACTACGTCCTTTACTAAGATTGGCACATATTATACTGGAATTGCTGGTGATCTTGAAATTGGTACTGGATTTGGTGCTGGAACCAGTGAAGCTAGATTATTCGCTCAAACGAGAGTTGTTAATCTGTTTAACGATGACCGTAATAATACGGTTAACCTTGCAACTAATGCAACTACGTTCACTTTGGGTTCAACTGGTGGAACCACATTCATCAGAAACACCCTGAACGTTCTTGCTTCTGCAATTGTTGAAGGTAATATCAGATTAGATGGTGGTCTAAACGCTGGTATTATCAGGATTGGTAGAGGTAGGTTTGGTACTACAATCGCACCACACTTAATTGGTGGTGTAGAGAATCCAAATATTGACTTCTATAAGTATCAACCAACTGGAAGAATTATTGATACTGCTGGTGTATCTCAATGGGGTTCAACTGCATTCTTAGTTGCTGGTGGTCAGATTGCTTCTATTGATAATATTACTAACAATGGTGCTAATAACAGAACACCTGGCACATATAACTTTATTAGTTCATCTTCTTCCGGTGCTGGCACTGGTGCTACATTTACAATTGTCATCCGATTTGATTATACTATTGATCTTACTATCGAGAGTCCTGGTGAAGGATATTCTGATAATGAAGTTCTAACTATCACTGATGCTCAACTTGGTGGAGGTGGAGGTGGAGACCTTACTTTCCAAGTTAATGGAACCAATTCTGCTGGCACTAACTACTACTTACCAATTTCTCAACCTGTTGTTGGAGATTTCCAAGTTGGTGATCTTATCTTCGTTGACAGAGGAAATGCTAATTCTCCAGATTCAATCGGTGCTGGTGGAAACGTTGTTACTGGATTGAGAGATGAATCACAAAGTGAAATTCTTCGTATTATTGGTATTGCAAACATTGCTAATCCACAGGATCCTAATGGATATAGATTGATTGTCAGCAGAGGTGCTGAAGGAACTGGTACTTATACTACTCACCCTGATGGTTGTGTTCTTGCTAAGTTTACTAAGCAAGGAAATGCTTCTTATATTACTGGTTCTGACCTTGATAATAATGGTGTATTAGATGAACCTTTAACCGGTATTGGAAACGGTAGTGGTGATGTTAACATTGGTGTTGCTGAATTTGGTGGAACTATTTCCACACTTGATTATATCAGGTTATCAAATAATGAATTTGTATCCATTATTGAATTAATTTCAACTTCACCACAATCTTTGGTCGTTAACGACGGTGGTTCTCCTGCTGCTGAAGTATTCAAGGTTGAATCTACAACTGGTGATACTTACATCTTTGGTGATATTCTTGCTGGTTCTGGATTTAATAAGTTTACTGTTGATTCTACTACTGGCAACACAAACGTTGCTGGAACTTTAACCACTGAGAACACTTTAACCATTAATGGTTCGACTCTCCTACAAACTGAGTTCTTTAGAATTACTAATGGCGGTGCAACTGGTACTCCACTCAGAACAACTTTGGAAGTTGATACTGCAACTGGTGATCTAACGATCAACGGCGGCAACATGAACTTCTACGGAACTGATGGCACTACTCCTAGACTAACGTTCGTCAATTCTTCTGGAGATTTCCAAGTATATGGTTCTTTCTCTGCTTTAGGAACTGGAACCAGTAGATTTGGAGGTGCTATTCAAATTGGTGCTACCTTTGGTAGTACTGATCCTAACTATCAATATAATCCTGATGCTGATTTAACAATCAACGGCGGTGATTTAACAATTAACTCTGGTGGTGATACGATCTTCAGTGTTGAAAATGATGGTGCTGTTACTATTGCTGGTATTACTGATTACTTCTCTCAGACTGGTGGTCGTAAGTGGGTCTATACTGCTGATAGTGTTGTTAGGTGTGATGCAAACGTCAATTACTTTATTAATTGTCAAGGAAACACTCTTGTTCTTCTTCCTGAAGCTCCTACGATGGGAGATATGGTTCGCATTATAGATATAGGTGGGGCATTAACTTACAATATCTCCATGGTTATTAGAGCAAGTAACGGAAATGGTATCCAGGGTGATACTTCTAATACCGGAACTGCAATGATAACAGGAATTTCTCCTAGTGAACTTAATGGTTATGAAGACCCAACACAAGCAGGAGAATTGGTGGTACAAACACCTCGCGCAGCGTTAGGACTAGTTTATGCTGGTCAAGCAGCTGCTGATGGTGGACCTGGTGCTCCATCTTCCCTTAAGGGTTGGTATCTAATGGACGTATAAGAGATGAGTTTCTATCAATCAATAAAACAGATGAAAGCTGCCGTTATCGGCAGCATCATCCCTTGGAGTGGTCCTCTATCTGATATTCCAGATGGGTGGATTATTTGTGATGGCACCGCACCTGACGCAAAAGATTATCCCTTGTTAGTTCAAACAATTGGTGATACTTACAATGAAGGAGTTTCAACTTTAGGAGGTGGATTTCCTAATTATACTGGAGAATTTAAACTTCCTGACCTTCTTGGCGGAAGATCTTTAATTGATATGGAAGGATCTTATTTTACTGATCCATCAAGTGGTATCGATACTAATACCGCTAGAACTCTTATTGAACCATTTATTGGTGAAAATACTGATAATGGAATGAATACGGTTTTTAATGATGTACTTACCGATGTATATTTTACTTTAAATGACAGAAATGATTATCAGGGAGCAATTTCGGGAAATGTTGAAGTTGATGGTCAAGGAGAAAAAACAGTTTTTATTGGTGGTAGAAAATTAAGTCATCAACACATCAGAAATCACCAGCATCCTGGTGCATATGAAACTTTGCAGGGGGCAAACTCTTCCGCACCAGGACTTGGAGTTGTGCCATATAGTGAAATTACTATGAGAATTAATTATGCTGCAATTGACGTTACTTCTTTTGAAACTGGATCATATTCTGTTGATGACGTGAGAATTGGTCTTAAGTGGTATAAAGAGGGAACTGAATTATATAATAATGATAACTTAGCTGAAGTTACTTCTGCTGGATATAGTGGTTTTGGAACAGGGCAACCTGGAAGGACCGTTGGGGTAGTTCAATCCGAAAAACCCCCAATTAACTTATCTGCAAAATATTTGATAGACACTCCTCTTGCAACTTGGGGTAGATGGCAACCATTTCCATCAACACCAGCAACTGGACAACCATTTATATCAACAGGAGACACAATTCCTTATGGTTTATTTGGTGAAAATATTGATATCCCTCAGGGTTTTAGAAATTTTTATCCAGATGCAACTGGTGTTGGAGCGTTTGGTACATTTGTTAGTAATGAAGCTTCAGATTTTGTTGGAAATCCTGATATGCAAGCACATGCTCATGATCCTTTTCAAGTTGCTTATGATCAAAATAGTCTAAAACCTCAACCACGACTTAATTCAACGTTGAGTATTCCTGATGCAACTCTTGATAATACTAGTAATGCTGGATCTTTACAAATTACTATGAATACAGCACAACCAACTTTAACATGTGTGTACATTATCAGAGCATACTAAAATGGCAAATTATACTAGAGAAAGAGCAAGATATGGAGGATGTGCAGGACAGATTTTAGTACATTCGTCTCCTGGTTTAGGATCAGGCAATGATCCAACATCTGCACAATTTAAAACACAAATTCCTGCTGGATATCTTCGGTGTGATGGAAGCATCTTAAATGCCAACGAATATTTTAATCTTGCACAAATTTTGGGGATTGGTGAAGAAACTAGATTTCTGAGAGATGGTGCTACATTAAGAGCAGCAGATCCTACAATTAATGACTTAGGGCAGTTTCAACTTCCAGACTTGGGGTCTAAAGTTATGATTGGCGGTAGAGGCACTGGTTTGTATAATAATGATTTTGTTGATACCGGAGGTGAATCTAATATAGTTACAAACAGAGTTGGTCCTCAAATTGTGGTGTCGTCTAACTTTGGAAATACTATTACATCTTCGTTTACTGGAAATATGCTACTTGCACAAAGTGGTATGGTAAATATGCTCGGTAATCCAAGATATATTATGCCATCTGAAACATCAGAAGCTCAATTAACTATTGATAATTTTCAGGGACATGCACATAATACTACAAATACGGTATATTTAAATCATACTGATAATCATGCAACCTCAACTATTGGTGGTAAAGATTATGGAACACGTAGGGCAAACAGTGGTGCTGGACACGAAGTAGGATTTTCAAGATCTTGGGAGGCAACATCAGTTCATAAACATAATATTGGTAGACCTAATGAGTATAGTCATACTTTTCAATATTCTCATGCCGAGCAAGATGTTGATATGTCTTCTGTTGCTGCAACCGTTGATGTTAATACATCAAATTTAACTAAATTAGATCAATTAGTAACACCGTTTATTCTTGTAGAATATATTATCAAATTCTAAAAATGCCAACTACAACCGAGATTGAATATAGTGATGATTATTCTATAAATCCTTACATTTATAGTTTATCTTTCACAATGTTTGGTGCCACTGGTGGTGGAGAAAATATTAAAGGTGATACTGCATTAACTAGAACAGCGGGAACTAGTGGCGGAACAACTAGTTTTTTAGGATTTACTTTGACTGGAGGTGTTGGCGGCGGAATTACTACAAAAAATGCTGGTGGACAGGGGGGAGGAGCTACAGCAGGATTTACTTGGTCTGGTGCTGGAACTTCTGTATCTTCTGCAAATGGAAATCGTGGATCGCTGCCTACTGGTGGCATTGGTGCATATATTGGTAGTGTTAAACAAGATGGCGGAAAAGGATCTAGTGGATATAATTCATATACTTCTTCATCTACTCACTTTTTTAACAACACGACTAATGTTCATAATTTTAGTGCATCCGGTTCCACTGCTGATATTACTCTAGATTATGAAAAT